TTATGGACGCATTATGGACATTCCTGACACCGGGTTAAGAGTCACAGCATCTTGTAAGAAATCCGGTGCAAAGTGTGCGTAGGTCATAGTTTGCTGAATGTTAGAATGACCCAGGATGCGCTGCAATGTGATTATGTTACCTCCATTCATTATAAAATGTGTGGCAAATGTATGCCTCAAAACATGCACTGCCTGTCCGTCAGGTAAATCGGGTTTTACTTCCCTGAGAGCGTTGCGCACTTTGTAGTAACTGGCATTAAAAAGCCTGCCTGAATTTTTGGTCTTGATCCGTTTAATCAGGTCCTGCGAAACGGGAATTGTCCTGCGCTTTCCGTTTTTAGTTTTCATAAACGTAACCATCTGGTTAATGATGTGTTCAGCTTTCAAATTAGACACTTCACTCCAGCGTCCACCAGTAGAAAGGCAGACCAGAGTTGCATTTAACTCATCACCATCAAGCATGGATAACAGCCGCGTAATCTCTTCACTGGACAAAAAAGCCATTTCCGTAACAGCTTCACGTAACCGCTTAACCTCACGGAACGGGTTGTGAGAGTGATATTCACCGGCGTCAATTAACTTGGTGAACATCCCGCTCATTATTGCCAGATGCCGATTTACGCTGGCTGGTTTTAGGCCATCGTTCATCATTACAACGCGATAATCAGTTATCGTTTTCTTTGTTAGCTGGTCCGCCCTGGACACTCCCATCTCGGCAAATTTGGCGATTATTGTCGTCAAACGCCCTCGTTCAATATCTCCACGCTCATGTGATTTTCCGTGATATATCCACCATCTGCCTAACAACTCTGTAAGAGTTCGGCGGTCGGCCGGCTTCTCCAACCACTCTTTGTTGTGGTAGTTAACCAGGACATGACGTTCGAATGCTTGAGCTTCACCTTTAGTTTTAAATTTCCGCCTGATACGTTTTCCATCTGCACCCTGCGGTCTGACGTCCACTTCATAACGACCATCATCGAGCTTTTTAATAGACATAAAGCCCTCCGATGACGCTGTTTACTTCTACTACTTGAAAATTAATGCAATTTTCTTTTGTACATTTACTGCACACATATGCTGAATAAATCGTCAGCCAGTCTTTTGGTCTGAGTGGTGCAAGGTTGTTGAGTCTTGCCCAATGTGCGCGAGCGCCGGGGCTATTTGTCCGCCAGCGGGATCAGTTTCATCAAACATGAACCAGTCACGGTACTTGCGAAATCTTTCTGGCTTGAAAAATTTCATACCTGCGTCAAAAGACATCTTTACTTTTCCCTGCTCATATCCAGCATAGGTGTTGTAGTTAATTCCAGTTAATTCAGCAACTTGCTTCCTTGTCATTCTTTCTGATTCCCGAATAAGTGCGAGTTTCTCTGCTTGAGATGTGATTTGTGTATTTGACATGAATTGTCGTATCTCGTAATTTATGTTGCATGCGACACGCCAGAACAACGCAGAGCGGCTTCAAATAGCTCTGATTGAATGGCACCAAAGTTGAGGATATCAAAATGAGTATTGGATCAGAAATGAATAACGATGTTGGAGAAAAAGTATCTGATCTCACAAAAAGTAAAAAATGTGACATCAAACTTGCAGCCGCACCGTCGGATTTGCTCTCGAAAGAGGGTTTTGCTCTTTACATCGGTAAGACGCCTCGTGCTGTTGCTGAAATGGCGAAAGCAGGCAAGTTACCAGCCTTTTATATGACGGACCCATTAAAGCCGGGCGGTCATGCTGAGTTATGGATTAATCGTCGTGAGTGGGACAAGTACGCAGCCCAGCTAGTTGATGAAGCTCCGACAGAATGGCATGACTGGAAAAATCGCATTAGTTACAGCAAATCAAGACATGGCCGTGCGGCTTAAGGTGGAAAGGATGAACGAGCCTCGTTGTATTGCTCAGTTATTGCGTAACGAAAGCCCCAGGGCGATTGACTTCACCATCACCCACGGGAAGGGGCGCAAGGGAATCATTATCCGTACCAAAAAACAGAGTCCGTTAAAAAAGGCTCTGACCTTTCTGAAAAGCCGGAGGGTCTGGAAATGACAGTGATGACGCTTAATCTCGTCGAAAAACAGCCAGCAGCTATGCGCCGGATAATTGGTAAGCATCTTGCCGTCCCTCGCTGGCAGGAGACATGCGATTATTATAATCAGATGATGGAACGCGAACGGCTAACGGTTTGCTTCCATGCGCAGTTAAAACAGCGTCACGCAACGATGCGTTTTGAAGAAATGAATGATGTCGAACGTGAACGACTGGTATGTGCAATTGATGAATTGCGTGGGGCATTCTCAAAACGCCGTCAGGTTGGCGCAAGTGAGTATGCATATATTAGTTTTTTAACAGTCAGTCAGCGTCGTACTTTATTTATGCATGCCGGATTGACTGAAAAAGAATTCAACCAGCCATACTGGCGAATTAATGAAGAATCATGTTACTGGCGTGATGCTTTATTCCGTGCATTACGTGAATTATTCAGCCTGTTTGAGTATGCACCGACAATTCTGACGTCGGTAAAACCAGAGCAATATCTGCATTAAGTAATTAACCAGAGTTTTTAACGCACTTAATTGTGTGGGGCTTCTTTTTGCCTGGAGAAAGTCATGCATACAGTTTCTGAAAATCAGTGCGGTAAATACGCATTACTGCTGCAACAGGCCAGAACCGAAGCACAGGCCGACGCAGCGACGCGCTTTTCTTCTCATCTTGACGCCATGATTCGCCACATCACAAAGGCGGAGTTATCCCGCGTGGAGATAGTCGAGCTGCTCAGTCAGGAGTCGGAAAAATTTCACAACATCGGATTGTCTCGCGGGGAGGTGCTTTGATGTCCTGTTCTCGTTCAGTTGTATTACTGAATAACGCCTTAAAAATCGCCGTTATGAAAAATGGCGATTTATCTCTTATTCAACTTGGTCTTGATAAAGAAAAACGCGAAATAACTGAGTCTGTTATCGCGATTTATCAGAACGAATTAAATCTCCTGTCTGATGTGGTCAATTTACTTGTTAAACGCGCTGTATTTCACAAGCAAATCTCCTCCGTGGATGAACTGACGAAATTAACGACAGAAATTGCCAGCTATTGCGCTGATGAATTTAAAAAACTTAACGACAAAAGGAGCTGGTAATGCCGGACAACGTAGATTTTATTCAGGAACAACAGGCTGAATTACTGGAGCGCCAGATTAACGCGGCAAGGGTAAAACATTGCGGTGCTTCTGCGCTGGTTTGCGAAGAGTGTGACGCGCCAATACCTGCTGCCCGTCGTGCGGCTTACCCGTCAGCCACGCGTTGTGTTTCCTGTCAGTCAGTCTTTGAAGCAAAAAACAAACATTACCGGAGAACGGCATGAGTATTCGTATTGAAATTGGCGAACGTTATGTCGTTACCAGTGACAGCTTTCAGTTTATTCTCCACGAGAAAAAGAGAGCTGAAAGCGGTAAAAACGCCGGTCAGGAATGGCTGGCGGTGGTTGGTTATTACCCGAAATTAAGCCAGCTCGTTTCAGGCCTGATGCATCACGATATTCTGACCGGAAGCGCAAAGTCTTTTGCTGATTTAAACGTGCAGGTTGAGCAACTCAGCAAGCGTTGTTCAGAGGCTTTTGGCTCATATGGCCGTTAAAGCCTCCGGGCGTTTTGTCCCTCCGTCAGCATTTGCCGCAGGCACCGGTAAGGCGCTTACCGGTGCTTATGCATGGAACGCGCCACGCGAGGCTGTCGGGCGCGAAAGACCCCTTACACGTGACGAGATGCGTCAGGTGCAAGGTGTTTTATCCACGATTAACCGCCTGCCTTACTTTTTGCGCTCGCTGTTTACTTCACGCTATGACTACATCCGGCGCAATAAAAGCCCGGTGCACGGGTTTTATTTTCTCACATCCACTTTTCAGCGTCGTTTATGGCCGCGCATTGAGCGTGTGAATCAGCGCCATGAAATGAACACCGACGCGTCGTTGCTGTTTCTGGCAGAGCGTGACCATTATGCGCGTCTGCCGGGGATGAATGACAAGGAGCTGAAAAAGTTTGCCGCCCGTATCTCATCGCAGCTTTTCATGATGTATGAGGAACTCTGCGATGCCTGGGTGGATGCGCATGGCGAAAAAGAATCGCTGTTTACGGATGAGGCGCAGGCTCACCTCTATGGTCATGTTGCTGGCGCTGCACGTGCTTTCAATATTTCCCCTCTCTACTGGAAAAAATACCGTAAAGGGCAGATGACCACGAGGCAGGCATATTCTGCCATTGCCCGTCTGTTTAACGATGAGTGGTGGACTCATCAGCTTAAAGGCCAGCGTATGCGCTGGCATGAAGCGTTACTGATAGCTGTCGGGGAGGTCAATAAAGACCGTTCTCCTTATGCCAGTAAACACGCCATTCGTGATGTGCGTGCGCGCCGCCAGGCAAATCTGGAATTTCTTAAATCGTGTGACCTTGAAAACAGGGAAACCGGCGAGCGCATCGACCTTATCAGTAAGGTGATGGGCAGTATTTCTAATCCTGAAATTCGCCGGATGGAGCTGATGAACACCATTGCCGGTATTGAGCGTTACGCCGCCGCAGAGGGTGATGTGGGGATGTTTATCACGCTGACTGCGCCGTCAAAGTATCACCCGACTCGTCAGGTCAGAAAAGGCGAAAGTAAAACCGTTCAGCTTAATCACGGCTGGAACGATGAGGCATTTAATCCAAAGGATGCGCAGCGTTATCTCTGCCGCATCTGGAGCCTGATGCGCACGGCATTCAAGGATAATGATTTACAGGTCTACGGTTTGCGTGTCGTCGAGCCACACCACGACGGAACGCCGCACTGGCATATGATGCTTTTTTGTAATCCACGCCAGCGTAACCAGATTATTGAAATCATGCGTCGCTACGCGCTCAAAGAGGATGGCGACGAAAGAGGAGCTGCGCGAAACCGTTTTCAGGCAAAACACCTTAACCGGGGCGGTGCTGCGGGGTATATCGCAAAATACATCTCAAAAAACATCGATGGCTATGCACTGGATGGTCAGCTCGATAATGATACCGGCAGGCCGCTGAAAGATACTGCTGCGGCTGTTACCGCATGGGCGTCAACGTGGCGAATTCCGCAATTTAAAACGATTGGCCTGCCGACAATGGGGGCTTACCGTGAACTACGCAAATTGCCTCGCGGCGTCAGTATTGCTGATGAGTTTGACGAACGCGTCGAGGCTGCTCGCGCTGCCGCAGACAGTGGTGATTTTGCGTTGTATATCAGCGCGCAGGGTGGGGCAAATGTCCCGCGCGATTGTCAGACTGTCAGGGTTGCCCGTAGCCCGTCGGATGACGTTAACGAGTACGAGGAAGAAGTCGAGAGAGTGGTCGGCATTTACGCGCCGCATCTCGGCGCGCGTCATATTCATATCACCAGAACGACGGACTGGCGCATTGTGCCGAAAGTTCCGGTCGTTGAGCCTTTGACTTTAAAAAGCGGCATCGCCGCGCCTCGGAGTCCTGTCAATAACTGTGGAAAGCTCACCGGTGGTGATACTTCGTCACCGGCTCCCACGCCTTCTGAACACGCCGCAGCAGTGCTTAATCTGGTAGATGACGGTGTTATCGAATGGAATGACCAGGAGGTCGTGAGGGCGCTCAGGGGTGCATTAAAACACGGTCTGAGAAGACCAAACCGTCAGCAAAGAAACGGAAGCCCGTTAAAACCGCATGAAATAGCGCCATCGGCCAGGCTGACCCGGTCGGAACGAATGCAAATTACCCGTATCCGCGTTGACCTTGCTCAGAACGGTATCAGGCCACAGCGATGGGAGCTTGAGGCGCTGGCGCGTGGCGCGACCGTAAATTATGACGGGAAAAAATTCACGTATCCGGTCGCTGATGAGTGGCCGGGATTCTGGCATCAATTTGAGTAATGATCTCATCTATACAGTATTAAGCAGTTTTGACTGTAATTGATTGTTTTTTATATGGTTGCATGCATTAAATCTACGTCAATATCATTATGTTATAATGCATTACTTAAAAATGTTGGAGACAAAAATGTTAAAGCCTGCAGATGTTGTTTGTTTGAAAAGCGGTGGATTTAAAATGACTGTATCTGACTCTACTGAGACTCATGCTAAATGTATTTGGCATGATAAAGAAGGCGTTTTGCACGAGGAGTCATTCTCCATTGATTTACTGGAAATAGCAGAGAGTAAAAGTGGTATGCTGTGTCGTCCACGTAAGTGAATTACAATAAAATTCACGGGGGAAAGTATGAAACAATACAGCGAATTAGAAAACAATGTTAAGAGATTCATTGTTGAGCATGAAAAAGGGATTTCTATTGATGATATTCATCATAAGTTCCGGATGAAGGATGGTCAGAATCGCAAGATGGCAGATTATCTTATTGATAATAAAAAGATAATTTTGGAGATGAAAAGTCTTTTTTCTGACAGGGTCAAGAATGTCAATGATAAACTGAATGAGTTGGTTAAAACTGATAGTTGGCTTGCAAAAAACTGGCATGGTGCTATTCATTTAGACGAGTTGATAAAAAGACACCCAGACTCAAAGCGATTTAGAAATGATATAATGAACTTTGCTTATGAAAATATTAAAACAAAGGTAGTTAAGGAAGCTAATAAGCAAATAAATGCAACAAAGGATGTTTTGGATTTAAATGACTCGATTGGCGGATTGATTTTGTTAAATGATAATGTCTTTTCACATGAGTCTAATTATTTGTCAGATGAAATATTATATTTGCTAGGCACAAAGAGATATTCGAGTGTTGAGTTTGTGGTTTATATTGCAAAATTGATTGATAAACAGGTTGATGTTTGTGTGCTACTTGACAGTCAATCTAAAAATAAAAATTATATTGAATGGTATATGAATAATGTTTTTTTGTTGAACTGGGCGTCTTTTAATAAATATGCAATAAAGATGTAGTGGTGTGGATGGATATGAAATGAGTCAACCAAGATGCACCTTGGTCAGTAATCTCATGTGAGATACCACATATAACACCAAAAGTGTCAGGTTGATGGCCATTGTTCACCGTTTACAGCAGATTATGGTCAACGAAAATCTGACGCCCGATGAGCTGGTCGGGTGTGCCGAAATAGTCAGGGATAATTACGAACAGCTTAACTATATCGGTCAGTCCAGCCTTGCGCCGCCACCACGCAGACGATAGAGAACCCCGCCAGCAATGAAACATGTTTTCAGTGCTGGCGGGGTTGAACAACGAACGAAGTGAGGCGTTAGCATTAAGTTAATTTTAATGAATGGTACTCTCGTGAGTTGACCGAAGATTTGAGATAACCGCAATCATTAACCGACAGTATTGCCGCTAATAGGCGACAAACGAGTTTCTGCATTTGCAGTAATATATCGTTACCATATTGATTGTTGTTAACACTGGAAAAACCAAGTGGTTGGCCAAAAAAAATAGCCTCATGAAAATTATCATTGCGGATGCCAGAAATGTTTTTTTTGCCTGATACCCATGTGGGGATTGATAACCCATAAATTCTGCACATCCACTTTAATCGCTTGGAATGATTTGGCTGGGTTTTATCAGGAGCCTTGTCATGCTCAGCCCACGATAAAGCAAAGCAACCATCAAGAGCCATGTAAAGGTACTGGAATTTTTCAAAAGGAAGGTATTGTGGGTTTTGAGATAAGAATAGCGCATGCACCACTGCCGCAATTCTTTTGGGGGAGTGCGCATCCTTTTGTTTGTTAGTTATATAATTAAGAGCCAGTTCTATGACTTCTTTTTCAGAGCATCCAACGAGAATAAAATCGGTTAACTTAGTGGGCTTGATAGTGGTTGCATCAAGAAAACCAGCGTCAGTGGTTGTCAATCTTATACCCTTGAAAAAAGAGAGGCACCACACAACAAAGTTGAGAGTTTCTAAAGAGGATGTGTTTTTTAATTTTAGTGTGTGCGTTTTGGGCATGCCGAATACTCGGTAACTATAAGGCATTGTGCATGAGTCACCATTAAGGTTATATATCTCTCGATTCCCAGGGTATATCCAACCATTAACAACGTTTTTATCATTGTTAATACGTTCCACTTTCTCAATAAGACCGGGTAAAGTACGCAAAGAAAATTGTTCAGTCTCAATGTTAACTTCTACTGGATAGTATCCAAACTCCGAAATAATCTCATTTGGTTGCTGTTCGTCAACTTCACCTTGCATAACTTTCTCCGTTCAAAAACAGGCACGATAATTCTCGTAAGCCTATCATGTTCGCAAAGTATCCATACCTGTGGATTTTGTAAATTTAAGTTGATTTGTCATTAAATAAGCCGTTGCATGCAACAAGTGAATGTTTTTGCATGCGTCGGGGATGTCCGTTCAGGCTGCGTGCGGTCAGGACTGGTGCGGATCCATAGTATCTATGCAACTGCATTAAAACCGCCCCATGAAGCGGGCGGGCGAGGCGGGGAAAGCACTGCGCGCTGGCGGTGGTGATGATTTTATTTTTTCAGCGTCTGAGCGCGTCGTGATGGCGTTTAGATTGTGCGCCGGGGCGTTGGTGTGTCTGCGGGGTGTTTTGTACAGTGGCGAGCGTGTGAGGGCGTGATGACGGGGGTGTAAAAAAGCCGCCCGCAGGCGGCGATGTTCAGCCGTTGTCAGTGTCCAGTGAGTAGTTTTTAAAACGGATGATCTCCTGACCGAGCCAGCCGTTTATTTCCCGAATCCTGTCCTGTAACGGGATAAGCTCATTGCGGACAAAGACCTTTGCCACTTTCTCAATATCACCCAGCGACCCGACGTTCTCCGGCTTGCCGCCCATCAACTGAAAAGGGATGCGGTGCGCGTCCAGCAGGTCAGCGGCGCTGGCTTTTTTGATATTAAAAAAATCGTCCTTCGTTGCCACTTCACTGAGCGGGATAATTTTAATGCCGTCAGCTTTCCCCTGCGGGGCATAGAGAAACAGGTTTTTAAAGTTGTTGCGGCCTTTCGACTTAACCATGTTTTCGCGAAGCATTTCGATATCGTTGCGATCCTGCACGGCATCGGTGACGTACATGATGTATCCGGCATGAGCACCGTTTTCGTAATACTTGCGGCGGAACAGCGTGGCCGACTCATTCAGCCAGGCGGAGTTAAGGGCGCTGAGATATTCCGGCAGGCCGTACAGCTCCTGATTAATATCCGGCTCCAGCAGGTGAAACACGGAGCCGGGCGCGAAGGCTGTCGGCTCGTTGAAGGACGGCACCCACCAGTAAACATCCTCCTCCACACCACGGCGGGTATATTTTGCCGGTGAGGTTTCCAGTCTGATGACCTTACCGGTGGTGCTGTAACGCTTTTCCAGAAACGCATTACCGAACACCAGAAAATCCAGCACAAAGCGGCTGAAATCCTGCTGGGAAAGCCACGGGTGCGGAATAAACGTTGAAGCCAGAATATTACGTTTGACGTAAATCGGTGAGCTGTGATGCACGGCAGCACGCAGGCTTTTTGCCAGACCGGTAAAGCTGACCGGTGGCTCATACCATCTGCCGTTACTGATGCACTCGACGTAATCCAGAATGTCACGGCGGTCGAGTACCGGCACCGGCTCGCCAAAGGTGAATGCCTCCATTTTCGGGGCGCTGGCGGTCATTGTTTTTGCCGCAGGTTGCGGTGTTTTCCCTTTTTTCTTGCTCATCAGTAAAACTCCAGAATGGTGGATGTCAGCGGGGTGCTGATACCGGCGGTGAGTGGCTCATTTAACAGAGCGTGCATGGTCGCCCAGGCGAGGTCGGCGTGGCTGGCTTCCTCGCTGCGGCTGGCCTCATAGGTGGCGCTGCGTCCGCTGCTGGTCATGGTCTTGCGGATAGCCATAAACGAGCTGGTGATGTCGGTGGCGCTGACGTCATATTCCAGACAGCCACGGCGGATAACGTCTTTTGCCTTGAGCACCATTGCGGTTTTCATTTCCGGCGTGTAGCGGATATCGCGAGCGGCGGGATAGAACGAGCGCACGAGCTGGAAAACACCGACACCGAGGCCGGTGGCATCAATACCGATGTATTCAACGTTATATTTTTCGGTGAGTTTGCGGATGGATTCCGCCTGTGTGGCAAAGTCCATGCCTTTCCACTGGTGACGCTCAAGTATTCTGAATTTGCCACCGGCCACCACCGGCGGTGCCAGCACCACGCATCCGGCACTGTCGCCACGGTGTGACGGGTCGTAACCAATCCATACCGGGCGGGAGCCGAACGGATTGGCGGCAAACGGCGCATAGTCTTCCCATTCTTCCAGCGTGTCGACCATGCAGCGTTGCAGCTCCTCAAACGGGAACACCGACGCCTTGTCGTCAACAAATTCACACATGAACAGGTTTTTAAAATCGTCGGCGCTGTTTTCGCGTTTGAGCTGCTCAATGTCGAACAGCGTGCAGCCGCCTTTCAGCGCGTCCTCAATGGTGACAATCTGTCGCCACTGGCCGTCCGCACAGAGAAGCCCACCGGCAAGGGCGTTATGACTGACGTCGATTTCCACGCGTTCAGCGGCACTGGCGCGTCCCCGGTTGAACAGTTCACCCGACCAGAACGGATAGGCGTCGTGCGCCAGCGTGGACGGGGTGGAGAAATAGGTCGAGCGCAGGTGGCTCTGTGAGGCCATACCTGATGCCACCTTACGCAGTACCTGAAAATTCGGGATCCAGAAAATCTCGTCGACGTACAGGTCGCCGTTATGGCTCTGCGCGGTGTTGGAGTTGGTGCCGAGAAAAATCAGTTTTGCGCCGTTATTGCCAAGAACAATCGGGTCACCGGTAAGGTCAACGTCAACCAGACGGGCAAAGGCGATGATGTATTCGCGGAACACATACGCCTGCGTTTTACTGGCCGACAGAAAAATCTGGTTATGACCGGTTTTCAGGGCGCGCAGCAGCGCCTCGCGGGAAAAATAAAACGTCGCGCCAATCTGGCGGGATTTCAGGATATCGCGGATGCGGTGCTCAAGCCCGGCGCGATACCAGTGCAACTGATATTCGAAAGACTGCTCAAAGAAAATCTGCTCCAGCTTTTCGATGGCCTCGTCACTGAAAAAATTCTTTTTCGGTTTGCGACGCCCGCCTTTGTTGCGGTTAGCGACGTTCGGATTAAGGTCTGCCTCGTTGCCGGTCTGACTGTAACGGTTGACCCGTGCCAGTCGTTCAATCTGGCGTCCGAGCAGGTCAATTTCCTTGAAGTCACCGCCGGTTTTCTGCGGTTTGATGATGAGCTGGGTCAGCCGCGCTTCCAGACTCATTTCGACACGGCTGATGGGAGCAACGCTGTCCCAGCCGTCGCGCTGTTTCCAGCTCTGCACCGTCGGGCGTTTCATCTGCAACATGGCGGCAATCTGCGGCACGGAAAACCCCTGCCAGTACAGCAGCGCCGCCTGACGACGCGGGTCGTGTAAAAGAGTGGTGTCTGTGGTGATGGTCATGAATACCTCGCCGTGATGAATACACGGCAAGGCTACTGAGTCGCGCCCCGCGATTCGCTAAGGTGCTGTTGTGTCAGTGATAAGCCATCCGGGACTGATGGCGGAGGATGCGCATCGTCGGGAAACTGATGCCGACATGTGACTCCTCTAATCACTATTCAGGACTCCTGACAATGGCAAAAAAAGTCTCAAAATTCTTTCGTATCGGCGTTGAGGGTGACACCTGTGACGGGCGTGTCATCAGTGCGCAGGATATTCAGGAAATGGCCGAAACCTTTGACCCGCGTGTCTATGGTTGCCGCATTAACCTGGAACATCTGCGCGGCATCCTGCCTGACGGTATTTTTAAACGTTATGGCGATGTGGCCGAACTGAAGGCCGAAAAGATTGATGACGATTCGGCGCTGAAAGGCAAATGGGCGCTGTTTGCGAAAATCACCCCGACCGATGACCTTATCGCGATGAACAAGGCCGCGCAGAAGGTCTACACCTCAATGGAAATTCAGCCGAACTTTGCCAACACCGGCAAATGTTATCTGGTGGGTCTGGCCGTCACCGATGACCCGGCAAGCCTCGGCACGGAATACCTGGAATTCTGCCGCACGGCAAAACACAACCCCCTGAACCGCTTCAAATTAAGCCCTGAAAACCTGATTTCAGTGGCAACGCCTGTTGAGCTGGAATTTGAAGACCTGCCTGAAACCGTGTTCACCGCCCTGACCGAAAAGGTGAAATCCATTTTTGGCCGCAAACAGGCCAGCGATGACGCCCGTCTGAATGACGTGCATGAAGCGGTGACCGCTGTTGCTGAACATGTGCAGGAAAAGCTGAGCGCCACTGAGCAGCGACTCGCTGAGATGGAAACCGCCTTTTCCGCACTTAAGCAGGAGGTGACTGACAGGGCGGATGAAACCAGCCAGGCATTCAGCCGCCTGAAAAACAGTCTCGACCACACCGAAAGTCTGACCCAGCAGCGCCGCAGCAAGGCCACCGGCGGTGGCGGTGACGCCCTGATGACGAACTGCTGACCGGCGTCAGCCAGTCCGGGAAAACCTTCACGATTAACCCTTAATTTCAGGAAAAACTATGCGCCAGGAAACCCGCTTTAAATTTAATGCCTACCTGTCCCGTGTTGCCGAACTGAACGGCATCGACGCCGGTGATGTGTCGAAAAAATTCACCGTTGAACCGTCGGTCACCCAGACCCTGATGAACACCATGCAGGAGTCCTCTGACTTTCTGACCCGCATCAACATTGTGCCGGTCAGCGAAATGAAAGGGGAAAAAATTGGTATTGGTGTCACCGGCTCCATCGCCAGCACCACAGACACCGCCGGTGGCACCGAGCGTCAGCCGAAGGACTTCTCGAAGCTGGCGTCAAACAAGTACGAATGCGACCAGATTAACTTCGATTTTTATATCCGCTACAAAACGCTTGACCTGTGGGCGCGTTATCAGGACTTCCAGCTCCGTGTCCGTAACGCCATTATCAAACGCCAGTCCCTTGATTTCATCATGGCCGGTTTTAACGGCGTGAGGCGTGCCGAAACCTCTGACCGCAGCAGTAACCAGATGCTGCAGGATGTGGCGGTCGGCTGGCTGCAGAAATACCGCAATGAAGCCCCGGCGCGCGTGATGAGCAAGGTTACTGACGAGGAAGGTCACACGACCTCTGAGGTCATCCGCGTGGGTAAGGGCGGTGATTATGCCAGCCTCGATGCACTGGTGATGGATGCGACCAACAACCTGATTGAGCCGTGGTATCAGGAAGACCCTGACCTTGTGGTGATTGTGGGGCGTCAGCTACTGGCGGACAAGTATTTCCCCATCGTCAACAAGGAGCAGGACAACAGCGAGATGCTGGCCGCTGACGTCATCATCAGCCAGAAACGCATCGGTAACCTGCCGGCGGTACGCGTCCCGTACTTCCCGGCGGATGCGATGCTCATCACGAAGCTGGAAAACCTGTCCATCTACTACATGGATGACAGCCATCGCCGCGTGATTGTGGAAAACCCGAAACTCGACCGCGTGGAGAACTACGAGTCAATGAACATTGATTACGTGGTGGAAGACTACGCCGCCGGTTGTCTGGTGGAAAAAATTAAGGTCGGTGATTTCTCCACACCGGATAAAGCGACCGCAGAGCCGGGAGCGTAACCGATGACGAGTCCCGCACAGCGCCACATGATGCGGGTCTCGGCAGCGATGACCGCGCAGCGGGACGCCGCCCCGCTGCGACATGCAACTGTCTATGAGCAGATGCTGGTTAAGCTGGCCGCAGACCAGCGCACACTGAAAGCGATTTATTCAAAAGAGCTTAAGGCCGCGAAAAAGCGCGAACTGCTGCCGTTCTGGTTGCCGTGGGTGAACGGTGTGCTGGAGCAGGGCAAAGGTGCACAGGATGACATTCTGATGACGGTCATGCTGTGGCGTCTGGATACCGGCGATATTGCCGGTGCGCTGGAGATTGCCCGTTATGCCCTGAAGTACGGTCTGACCATGCCGGGTAAACACCGCCGCACCCCGCCGTACATGTTCGCCGAGGAGGTCGCACTCGCGGCCATGCGCGCTCACGCTGCCGGTGAATCTGTGGATATCCGCCTGCTGACGGAGACCCTTGAACTGACCGCCACGGCTGACATGCCTGATGAAGTGCGCGCAAAGCTGCACAAAATCACCGGTCTGTTTCTGCGTGACGCTGGTGATGCCGCCGGTGCGCTGGCTCACCTGCAACGTGCGACACAGCTCGACTGTCAGGCAGGCGTCAAAAAAGAGATTGAACGACTGGAGCGGGAGCTGAAACCGAAGCCGGAGCTGCAGCCAAAAGCGGTCACCCGCGCCCCGCGTAAGACCCGGAGCGTGACACCGGCAAAACGTGGACGCCCGAAAAAGAAAGCCAGTTAACAACCGAATGCGCCCCGCGCCAGGGCGGCACGCCGGTCAGTGAGGGTGAATCACCTGACACTGCACCGGCGTCCACCGCCCGACTTTTCAGAGGTAGTCATGATGACGCTGATTATTCCGCGAAAGGAGGCTCCCGTGTCCGGTGAGGGTACGGTGGTCATCCCGCAACCGGCAGGCGACGAGCCGGTGATTAAAAACACGTTCTTTTTTCCCGATATCGACCCGAAGCGCGTCCGGGAACGTATGCGCCTTGAGCAGACCGTCGCCCCCGCCCGTCTGCGTGAGGCCATCAAGTCAGGCATGGCTGAAACAAATGCGGAGCTGTACGAGTACCGCGAACAGAAAATTGCCGCCGGTTTTACGCGTCTGGCGGACGTTCCGGCGGACGACATCGACGGTGAAAGTATCAAAGTTTTTTACTACGAGCGCGCCGTGTGTGCGATGGCGACCGCGTCGCTTTATGAGCGTTATCGCGGCGTGGATGCCAGTGCGAAAGGCGACAAGAAGGCTGACAGCATTGACAGCACCATTGATGAACTGTGGCGGGATATGCGCTGGGCGGTGGCGCGTATCCAGGACAAGCCGCGCTGCATCGTGAGTCAAATCTGATGAAGACCTTTGCGCTACAGGGCGACACGCTCGACGCCATTTGTGTCCGGTATTACGGGCGCACTGAGGGCGTGGTTGAGGCCGTGCTCGCCGCAAATCCGGGACTGGCTGAACTGGGTGCGGTGCTGCCGCACGGCACCGCCGTCGAACTGCCCGACGTTCAGACCGCGCCCGTGGCTGAAACTGTCAATCTGTGGGAGTAACGCATGACAGCAGAAGAAAAAAGCGTCCTGTCGCTTTTCATGATTGGGGTGCTGATTGTTGTCGGCAAGGTGCTTGCCGGTGGTGAACCCATCACCCCGCGTCTGTTTATCGGGCGCATGTTACTCGGTGGTTTTGTCTCGATGGTTGCCGGTGTTGTTCTGGTGCAGTTTCCTGACCTGTCACTGCCTGCGGTGTGCGGCATCGGCTCCATGCTGGGTATCGCCGGTTATCAGGTGATTGAGATTGCCATTCAGCGCCGCTTTAAGGGCAGGGGGAAACCGTAATGCCGGTAATTAACACGCATCAGAATATCGCCGCCTTTCTCGACATGCTGGCCGTGTCCGAAGGGACGGCGAATCATCCGCTGACGAAAAACCGGGGCTATGACGTGATAGTCACCGGACTGGACGGGAAGCCGGAAATTTTCACCGACTACAGTGACCACCCGTTCGCGCATGGCCGACCGGCGAAGGTGTTTAACCGTCGCGGTGAAAAATCCACGGCCTCCGGTCGCTATCAGCAGCTTTACCTGTTCTGGCCGCATTACCGCAAACAGCTTGCCCTGCCGGATTTCAGTCCGTTGTCACAGGACAGACTCGCCATTCAGTTGATCCGCGAACGCGGTGCGCTGGATGACATCCGGGCGGGACGTATTGAGCGCGCCATTTCACGCTGTCGCAATATCTGGGCGTCCCTGCCGGGAGCCGGTTACGGTCAGCGTGAGCATTCACTGGAAAAACTGGTCACCGTCTGGCGTACCGCTGGCGGCGTACCGGCTTAAACGGAGTAAACACCATGAAGAAATTATCCCTTTCACTGATGCTGAATGTGTCGCTGGCGCTGATGCTGGCACTGTCCCTGATTTACCCGCAGAGCGTGGCCGTCAATTTTGTCGCCGCCTGGGCGATTCTGGCGACGGTTATCTGTGTGGTTGCCGGTGGTGTCGGCGTGTATGCCACTGAGTATGTACTGGAACGCTACGGGCGGGAGCTGCCGCCGGAATCGCTGGCCGTGAAGATTGTCACGTCGCTGTTTTTGCAGCCGGTGCCGTGGTGCAGACGGGCGGCGGGTCTGGTGGTGATGGTGGCGACGTTTATCTCGCTGGTCGCTGCCGGGTGGATTTTTACTGCACTGATTTATCTCGTGGCGTCGCTGTTTTTCCGGCTGATACGTAAAGCCTGTCGTCAGCGTTTTGAGGGGCGGGAACTATGTCAAAGCTGATGATTGTGCTGGTCGTGTTGTTATCGCTGGCGGTGGCGGGGCTGTTTCTGGCGAAGCATGAAAACGCCAGCCTGCGCGCCTCGCTGGACAGGGTGAACAACGTCGCCAGTGAACAGCAGACGACCATCACCATGCTGAAAAATCAGCTTCATGTTGCCATCACCAGGGCAGACAAAAACGAGCTGGCGCAGGTGGCACTGCGTCAGGAACTGGAGAACGCCGCGAAGCGTGAAGCACAGCGCGAGAAAACCATCACGAGGTTACTCAATGAAAACGAAGATTTTCGCCGCTGGTACGGTGCTGACCTGCCTGATGCTGTGCGCCGGTTGCACCAGCGCCCGGCCTGCGCAGACGCCAGTGATTGTCCACAACGCCTGCCCGAAAGTGAGTCTTTGCCCGATGCCGGGCAGTGACCCGCAGAAGAACGGCGATTTAAGTGCCGATATCCGGCTGCTTGAGAACGCGCTGGCACGCTGTGCCAGCCAGGTAAAAATGATTAAACACTGTCAGGACGAAAACGATGCTCAAACCCGACAGCCTGCGCAGGGCGCTGACTGATGCCGTCACGGTGCTGAAAACCAGTCCCGAGATGCTGCGGATATTCGTGGATCACGGGAGTATTGCCTCCACGCTGGCGACGTCGCTGTCATTCGAAAAGCGTTACACGCTCAATGTCATTGTGACCGACTTTACCGGTGATTTTGACCTGCTCATCGTGCCGGTGCTGGCGTGGCTGCGGGAAAATCAGCCCGACATCATGACCACCGACGAAGGCCAGAAAAAGGGCTTCACGTTTTATGCAGACATCAACAATGACAGCAGCTTTGATATCAGCATCAGCCTGATGCTGACCGAGCGCACGCTGGTCAGTGAGGTGGATGGCGCGCTGCATGTGAAGAATATCCCGGAACCTCCGGCGCCGGAGCCGGTCACCCGCCCGATGGAGCTTTATATCAATGGCGAACTGGTGAGTAAGTGGGATGAATGAGTTTAAGCGTTTTGAAGACAGGCTGACCGGACTGATTGAATCGCTGTCACCGTCAGGGCGTCGGCGACTGAGCGCCGAACTGGCGAAACGTCTGCGTCAGAGTCAGCAGCGTCGGGTGATGGCACAGAAAGCCCCGGACGGCACACCCTACGCACCACGCCAGCAGCAGAGCGCCAGAAAAAAGACCGGTCGTGTTAAGCGAAAAATGTTTGCGAAACTTATCACCAGTCGCTTTTTGCATATCCGCGCCAGCCCGGAACAGGCATCAATGGAATTTTACGGCGGGAAATCACCGAAAATCGCCAGTGTGCATCAGTTCGGTCTGTCGGAAGAAAACCGGAAAGACGGTAAGAAAATTGATTATCCGGCGCGTCCTCTGCTCGGCTTTACCGGTGAGGATGTGCAGATGATTGAAGAGATTATCCTGGCTCACCTCGACCGTTAGTTGTGCCATTCCTGACACCTCATCGTCACATTGCCGCCGGTATGACCCGGCGGCATCCTTCCCGTTATGAACACTCTCGCAAATATTCAGGAACTCGCGCGCGCACTGCGCAACATGATACGCCCCGGCATTATCGTCGAAACCGACCTTAATGCTGGTCGCTGCCGTGTGCAGACCGGCGGCATGTGCACCGACTGGCTTCAGTGGCTGACCTGTCGTGCCGGGCGTTCGCGCACATGGTGGGCACCTTCCGTGGGGGAGCAGGTGCTGATTCTGGCCGTGGGCGGTGAACTTGACACGGCGTTTGTTCTGCCGGGGATTTATTCCGGCGATAACCCCGCGCCGTCTGCGTCGGCGGATGCCCTGCATATCCGTTTCCCTGACGGGGCGGTGATTGAGTATGAACCCGAAACCAGTGCACTCACGGTAAGCGGAATTAAAACGGCCAGCGTGACGGCTTCTGATTCTGTTACTGCCACGGTGCCGGTGGTCACGGTGAAAGCATCAACCCGCGTCACCCTGGACACACCGGAGGTGGTCTGCACCAACAGGCTGATTACCGGCACGCTGGAAGTGCAGAAGGGCGGGACGATGCGCGGCAACATTGAACACACCGGCGGTGAACTCTCATCAAACGGTAAGGTACTGCATACCCATAAACACCCCGGCGACAGTGGCGGCACAACAGGGGGACCTCTATGACTGCGCGTTATCTCGGAATGAATCGCAGTGATGGCCTGACGGTCACTGACCTTGAGCATATCAGCCAGAGTATCGGCGATATCCTGCGCACACCGGTCGGCTCACGGGTGATGCGTCGTGATTACGGCTCGTTGCTGGCATCAATGATTGACCAGCCGCAGACCCCGGCGCTTGAGTTGCAGATTAAGGTCGCCTGTTACATGGCGGTGCTGAAATGGGAACCCCGCGTCACCCTGTCATCCGTCACCACGGCGCGCAGTTTTGACGGGCGAATGACGGTCACGTTAACCGGTCAGCACAACGACACCGGCCAGCCACTTTCGTTAACCATCCCTGTGAGTTGAAACCATGCCGATTATCGACCTGAACCAGCTACCCGCACCGGATGTGGTCGAGGAGCTGGACTTTGAAACCATTCTTGCCGAACGCAAGGCGACACTGATTTCCCTTTACCCGGAAGACCAGCAGGAGGCGGTCGCCCGTACCCTGACGCTGGAATCTGAGCCTCTCGTCAAACTGCTGGAGGAAAATGCTTATCGTGAGCTTATCTGGCGTCAGCGTGTGAATGAGGCCGCACGGGCGGTGATGCTGGCCTGTGCCGCCGGTAATGACCTTGATGTGATTGGTGCCAATTACAACACCACGCGCCTGATTATCACCCCGGCAGATGATTCGACCATTCCGCCGACACCGGCAGTGATGGAGTCTGACACCGATTATCGTCTGCGTATTCAGCAGGCGTTTGAGGGCTTAAGCGTCGCCGGGTCGGTGGGAGCCTATCAGTATCATGGTCGCAGTGCTGACGGGCGTGTCGCGGATATTTCTGTCACCAGTCCGTCTCCGGCCTGCGTCACCATCTCTGTGCTGTCACGTGAAAATAACGGTGTTGCATCCGAAGACCTGCTGGCCGTGGTGCGTAACGCCCTTAATGGCGAGGACGTCAGGCCGGTGGCCGACCGCGTGACCGTGCAGTCTGCCGCCATCGTTGAATACCAGATAAACGCCACGCTTTACCTTTACCCTGGTCCCGAAAGCGAACCCATCCGCGCTGCTGCCGTGAAAAAACTGGAAGCGTACATCACGGCACAGCACCGGCTGGGGCGCGACATCCGTCTGTCTGCCATTTATGCCGCTTTGCATGTGGAAGGCGTGCAGCGTGTCGAACTGGCTGCACCGCTGGACGATATCGTGCTTAACAGCACGCAGGCGTCTTTCTGTACCGAATACCGCGTCGTGACCGGAGGCTCGGATGAGTGATTCGCGCCTGCTGCCGACCGGCTCATCACCGCTTGAAGTTGCCGCCGCAAAAGCCTGTGCGGAAATTGAAAAAACGCCGGTCAGTATTCGTGAGCTGTGGAACCCGGACACCTGCCCGGCAAATCTGCTGCCGTGGCTGGCGTGGTCATTTTCGGTTGACCGCTGGGATGATAAGTGGCCGGAAGCGACAAAACGCGCTGTTATCCGCGATGCGTATTTCATTCACTGCCATAAGGGCACTATAGGCGCAATCCGGCGTGTGGTGGAGCCGCTCGGCTATCTGATTGAGGTGAGGGAGTGGTGGCAACTCAATGAGGAGCCGGGGACGTTCCGCATCGTTGTTGGTGTGCTTGAGCAGGGTATTACCGAGGAAATGTATCAGGAGCTGGAGCGCCTCGTTGCTGATGCAAAACCGGCGAGCCGCCATCTGACGGGACTGGCTATCAGTTTAAGTACAACCGGCAACATTTTTGCCGGTGCGGGATGCTATCACGGTGACGCCCTGACGGTTTATCCCTACACCCCGGAGGCCATTATTGTCGGAGGGGATTATTTCCCGGCCTCGGCCATTCATTTAATTGATAACCTGAGAGTAAACGCATGACAGTGAAATACTACGCCATTCTGACTAATCAGGGCGCAGCACGGCTGGCTAACGCGACGATGCTCGGCAGTAAGCTGAATCTGACGCAAATGGCCGTTGGTGATGCAAATGGTGTCTTGCCGACACCAGACCCGGCACAGACAAAACTGATTAATCAGAAACGCATTGCACCGCTGAATCTTCTGAGAGTTGACCCGAACAACCAGAGCCAGATTATTGCGGAGCAAATCATCCCTGAGAACGAGGGCGGATTCTGGATCCGTGAGATTGGACTTTATGATGATGAAGGCGTACTCATTGCGGTGGCGAACTGCCCGGAAACGTACAAACCACAGTTACAGGAAGGCAGTGGTCGTACCCAGACCATCCGTATGATTCTGGTCGTCTCGAATACCGAAGCCATCACGCTGAAAATCGACCCGTCAGTGGTACTTGCGACCCGCCAGTATGTAGATCAGCAAATAGAAGTTCATGAGCAATCGCGCCGTCATCCATCTGCTTCTTTGACAGAAAAGGGATTTGTACGTCTGTATAGCGGTGTGGAAAGCAATGATGAAACAGTCGCTGCAACGCCAAAAGCAGTGAAAATAGCGATGGATAATGCCAGCGCCAGACTGGCAAAAGACCGCAATGGTTCTGATATTCCCAATCCGGCACTGTTTGTTCAGAATCTGGGATTGAAAACGACTGTTGATAAAGCTGCATCAGCGATTCAGCCAGGAGATTATGGAATTGGCCTGGCTTATCTGAAAACCATGGGAACCAAATCGCAATTTTTTGCTTATGGTACAGCTGTCGGCTATCCAGAAGTGCCAACACATGGTGCTGGTTTCCAGGCCTGTTACAACGACAATCGACGTGCACAGATTTATGTCGCTAATGATGGCAAGATGTACTGTCGATTCAGCATGTTATCGAAAATTGCCGATGATGAAACACCGTGGAATCAGGTGTTCACCAGTGCACATTATCCAGAAGCATCAGTGAGTGTTAAAGGAATGGTGCAACTGGGGAGCGATGTAAACAGCGTGTCAGAAAATGTTGCGGCGACATTGAAAGCGGTAAAAATTGCGATGGACAACGCCAGCGCGAGACTGGCAAAGGACCGCAATGGTGCTGATATTCCTGACCCGACTTTGTTTATTCAGAATCTGGGACTTAAACCGACAGTTGATAAGGCTGAAAGTGCTCTGCAACAGGGAGCATACGGAATCGGTAGCAAAAATAACTACGAAATGGGTGAGGTTTCACAGTTTCTTGCATATTCAGGTAATGCAGATGAAGTGCCATCGAATGGTGCAGGTTTTCAGGCTGCGTATAACAAGAACAGACGCGCGCAGATTTTCATCACCGGAGCAGGGGAAATGTATCACCGTTTCAGCGGCTCTGATACGGTTAAAGACAGTACAACACGATGGCGTCGGGGTGTTTGTGAAGATGAATTTTCATTTGGCAGCAATTATCACCGAATAACTGGCGGTGTGCTGAAGCAGTTTTTTAACAGTTATTTTTCCGGGGCAACTGGTGTGGTGAATAAAGAGTATCAGGTGAATTTTCCGACACCATTTGCCCGTCAGTGCTGGTACGTGATCCCCGTTTTCCGTTCGTCACACGGTGGGAGTGTTGAGGGTGTCGCCATTACAGCTATTACTGCAACTGGCTTTACTCTGAGCATCACCGGAGATAACGGTGGATGGAATATTGGGTTTATTGCGGAGGGGGTCTGATGAGTTATTTTTACAGTCCATCAAGAAATGCATTTTATAACAGTGAACTGAAATCTGATTATTACGATGCTCTCGATGCGTGGCCGGATGACTGTATTGAGGTAAGTGATGCAGTCTATCAGGAGTTTTATCTTGGTTATCGGGAAGGGTACAAAATGGTTGCAGGCACTGATAACCAGCCATCATGGGAAGAACGTCCACCATTGACCCATGAGGAACAGGTGGAACAGGCAGAAATGATGAAACAGATGCGCATTAATGAGGCTAACAACCTGATTAATGAAAAACAATGGCCATCAAAATTACAGCTTGGCAGGCTGAGCGAATTAGAAAAGAATAGTTTTAATGCTGTACTGGATTACCTTGATGCACTGGATAAAGTTGATATTAGTACGGCACCTGATATTGACTGGCCGGTAAGTAGCTTCAACAAATGATTGCAGTTGTCTGAATAAATTTTCTGGTTGGTGTTGTACCAGGTGTTAGCCAACCTGGATAAATAGATTGCAATAATAGCTCAGCAGAAAATGCACTCACCCATTAACCACGGAGTTAAACGGATGAGTGACTATCATCACGGCGTGCAGGTGCTGGAGATTAACGACGGCACCCGCGTCATTTCCACTGTATCCACTGCCATTGTCGGCATGGTCTGCACGGCCAGCGATGCGGATGTGGAAACCTTCCCCCTTAATAAACCGGTGCTGATTACCAATGTGCAGAGCGCAATTGCAAAGGCCGGTAAAAAAGGCACGCTGGCGGCGTCGTTGCAGGCCATCGCTGACCAGTCAAAACCGGTCACCATAGTCGTGCGTGTGGAAGACGGCACCGGCGACGACGAAGAAACGAAACTCGCGCAGACTGTTTCCAATATCATCGGCACCACCGACGAAAACGGTCAGTACACCGGACTGAAAGCCCTGCTGGCGGCGGAGTCGGTTACCGGTGTTAAACCGCGTATTCTCGGTGTGCCGGGACTGGACACCAAAGAGGTGGCGGTTGCACTGGCATCAGTCTGTCAGAAGCTGCGCGCTTTCGGGTATATCAGCGCATGGGGCTGTAAAACCATTTCCGAGGTGAAAGCCTACCGCCAGAATTTCAGCCAGCGTGAGCTGATGGTCATCTGGCCGGATTTCCTCGCATGGGATACGGTCGCCAGTACCACCGCTACTGCGTATGCCACCGCCCGTGCGCTGGGCCTGCGCGCTAAAATCGACCAGGAGCAGGGCTGGCATAAAACGCTGTCCAACGTCGGGGTAAACGGTGTTACCGGCATCAGTGCCTCTGTATTCTGGGATTTACAGGAGTCCGGCACCGATGCTGACTTGTTGAACGAGTCAGGTGTCACAACGCTGATTCGCCGTGACGGTTTCCGCTTCTGGGGTAACCGTACCTGCTCTGATGACCCGCTGTTCCTCTTTGAAAACTACACCCGCACCGCGCAGGTGCTGGCCGACACGATGGCTGAGGCGCACATGTGGGCGGTGGACAAGCCCATCACCGCAACGCTGATTCGTGACATCGTTGACGGCATCAATGCCAAATTCCGTGAGCTGAAAACAAACGGCTATATCGTGGATGCGGCCTGCTGGTTTAGCGAAGAATCCAACGATGCGGAAACCCTCAAGGCCGGAAAACTGTATATCGACTACGACTATACACCGGTGCCTCCTCTCGAAAACCTGACCCTGCGCCAGCGTATTACCGATAAATACCTGGCGAATCTGGTCACCTCGGTTAACAGCAATTAAGGAGCCTGACCGATGGCAATGCCGCGCAAACTCAAGTTAATGAACGTCTTTCTGAACGGCTACAGCTATCAGGGCGTTGCAAAGTCCGTCACGCTGCCAAAACTGACCCGTAAGCTCGAAAACTATCGCGGTGCGGGGATGAACGGCAGCGCACCGGTAGACCTCGGCCTTGATGACGATGCGCTGTCAATGGAGTGGTCGCTCGGTGGCTTCCCGGATTCGGTTATCTGGGAGCTTTACGCCGCAACCGGTGTGGATGCCGTGCCGATTCGTTTTGCAGGCTCTTACCAGCGCGACGATACCGGCGAAACGGTGGCCGTCGAAGTGGTCATGCGTGGACGTCAGAAAGAAATCGACACCGGCGAGGGCAAACAGGGAGAAGACACCGAGTCGAAAATCTCCGTGGTCTGCACCTATTTCCGGCTGACGATGGACGGCAAGGAGCTGGTCGAAATCGACACCATCAACATGATTGAGAAGGTGAACGGCGTCGACCGGCTGGAGCAACACCGCCGCAATATCGGCCTGTGATTTTCATCCGGTCAGCCTGGCTGACCGGTTAACCCTGATTAAGAAGTGAGAAAACCATGAACAAAGAAAATGTGATTACCCTGGACAATCCGGTCAAACGTGGTGAGCAGGTCATCGAACAGGTCACGCTGATGAAACCCAGTGCCGGGACGCTGCGCGGTGTCAGTCTGGCTGCGGTTGCAAACTCCGAAGTCGATGCACTGATTAAGGTACTGCCGCGCATGACGGCACCGATGCTGACCGAGCAGGAGGTCGCCGCACTGGAACTGCCTGACCTTGTGGCGCTGGCCGGTAAGGTGGTCGGTTTTTTGTCGCCGAACTCGGTGCAGTGACGTTTCCGAAAAATCTCTCGGTCGATGACCTGATGGCGGATGTTGCAGTGATATTTCACTGGCCGCCATCAGAACTGTATCCCATGAGCCTGACCGAACTCATCACATGGCGCGAAAAGGCGCTCCGGCGAAGCGGAAACACGAATGAGTAACAATGTAAAATTACAGGTATTGCTCAGGGCTGTTGACCAGGCATCCCGCCCGTTTAAATCCATCCGTACAGCGAGCAAGTCGCTGTCGGGGGATATCCGGGAAACACAAAAATCACTGCGCGAGCTGAACGGTCACGCATCCCGTATTGAGGGGTTCCGCAAGACCAGTGCACAGCTCGCCGTGACTGGTCATGCACTTGAAAAGGCGCGGCAGGAAGCCGAAGCCCTTGCCACACAGTTTAAAAATACCGAACGACCGACCCGTGCTCAGGCGAAAGTGCTGGAATCCGCAAAGCGTGCGGCGGAGGACTTACAGGCGAAATATAACCGCCTGACGGATTCCGTTAAACGCCAGCAGCGGGAACTGGCCGTTGTGGGAATTAATACCCGCAATCTTGCACATGATGAGCAGGGACTGAAAAACCGTATCAGTGAAACCACCGCACAGCTTAACCGTCAGCGTGACGCGCTGGCGCGTGTCAGTGCACAACAGGCAAAACTTAACGCAGTCAAACAGCGTTATCAGGCAGGAAAGGAACTGGCCGGAAATATGGCCTCAGTGGGCGCTGCCGGTGTGGGGATTGCTGCTGCGGGAACGATGGCCGGAGTTAAGCTGCTGATGCCCGGTTATGAGTTTGCGCAGAAAAACTCAGAATTACAGGCTGTGCTCGGAGTGGCAAAAGACTCCACCGAAATGGCCGCATTACGCAAACAGGCGCGCCAGCTCGGCGACAATACCGCAGCCTCGGCAGATGATGCAGCCGGTGCGCAGATTATCATTGCGAAAGCCGGTGGGGATGTTGATGCCATTCAGGCGGCAACGCCGGTTACACTGAATATGGCGCTGGCGAACCGCCGCACGATGGAAGAAAACGCCGCCCTGCTGATGGGGATGAAATCTGCCTTTCAGCTTTCAAACGATAAGGTCGCTCATATCGGGGATGTTCTCTCCATGACGATGAACAAAACCGCCGCCGATTTTGACGGCATGAGCGATGCGCTGACCTATGCCGCACCTGTGGCAAAAAATGCCGGTGTCAGCATTGAAGAAACCGCCGCAATGGTCGGGGCGCTGCATGATGCAAAAATCACAGGCTCAATGGCGGGGACGGGAAGCCGTGCCGTGTTAAGCCGCCTGCAGGCACCGACGGGAAAAGCATGGGATGCACTCAAAGAGCTTGGTGTGAAAACCTCAGACAGTAAGGGAAACACCCGACCAGTATTTACCATTCTGAAAGAAATGCAGGCCAGTTTTGAGAAAAACCGGCTCGGTACTGCCCAGCAGGCTGAATACATGAAAACCATTTTCGGGGAGGAGGCCAGCTCAGCCGCCGCCGTGCTGATGACTGCCGCCTCAACCGGAAAGCTGGACAAACTGACCGCTGCGTTTAAAGCCTCAGACGGGAAGACCGCCGAGCTGGTAAATATCATGCAGGACAACCTCGGCGGTGACTTTAAAGAGTTTCAGTCCGCTTATGAGGCGGTGGGGACTGACCTGTTTGACCAGCAGGAAGGCGCACTGCGTAAGCTCACGCAGACGGCCACAAAGTATGTGTTAAAACTCGACGGCTGGATCCAGAAAAACAAATCACTGGCATCAACCATCGGCCTCATTGTCGGTGGTGCACTGGCGCTGATTGGTGTCATCGGTGCCATTGGTCTTGTAGCCTGGCCGGTTATCACCGGCATCAATGCCATTATCGCGGCAGCAGGCGCAATGGGGGCAATCTTCACGACGGTTGGCAGTGCTGTTATGACGGCCATCGGGGCGATTAGCTGGCCGGTTGTGGCCGTGGTGGCTGCAATTGTCGCCGGGGCGTTGCTTATCCGTAAATACTGGGAGCCTGTCAGCGCATTCTTTGGCGGTGTGGTGGAAGGGCTGAAAGCGGCATTTGCGCCGGTGGGAGAACTGTTCACGCCACTGAAGCCGGTGTTTGACTGGCTGGGCGAAAAGTTACAGGCCGCGTGGCAGTGGTTTAAAAACCTGATTGCCCCGGTCAAAGCCACACAGGACACCCTGAACCGTTGCCGTGACACGGGCGTCATGTTCGGGCAGGCACTGGCTGACGCGCTGATGCTGCCGCTTAATGCGTTCAACAAACTGCGCAGCGGTATTGACTGGGTACTGGAAAAACTCGGTGTTATCAACAAAGAGTCAGACACACTTGACCAGACCGCAGCCAGAACTCATGCCGCCACGTATGGCACCGGTGGTTATATTCCGGCGACCAGCTCTTATGCAGGCTATCAGGCTTATCAGCCGGTTACGGCACCGGCTGGCCGCTCTTATGTGGACCAGAGTAAAAACGAATATCACATCAACCTGACGGGCGGTACTGCGCCGGGAACACAGCTTGACCGCCAGTTACAGGATGCGCTCGAAAAATACGAGCGGGATAAACGTGCGCGCGCCCGTGCCAGCATGATGCATGACGGTTAAGGAGGTGACGAAAAATGATGCTCGCGTTAGGTATGTTTGTTTTTATGCGCCAGACGCTGCCACACCAGACCATGCAGCGTGAATCAGATTATCGCTGGCCGTCAAATTCCCGTATCGGTAAACGGGATGCCTTTCAGTTTCTCGGTGTTGGCGAGGAAAACATCACGCTTGCCGGTGTGCTTTATCCCGAACTGACCGGCGGAAAGCTGACGATGACCACGCTCAGGCTGATGGCAGAGGAAGGTCGGGCGTGGCCGTTGCTGGATGGCACCGGCATGATTTACGGCATGTATGTCATCAGCAGGGTGAGTGAAACAGGGAGTATTTTCTTTGCAGACGGCACACCCCGAAAAATTGATTTTACGCTGTCGCTCACCCGCGTTGATGAATCACTGGCCGCGCTTTATGGCGATATCGGTAAACAGGCGGAATCGCTCATCGGTAAGGCTGGCAGTATGGCGACTAAATTCACGGGTATGACGGGGGCGGGATAATGCTGGATGCGCTGACATTTGATGCAGGCAGTACGCTGACGCCGGATTACATGCTGATGCTCGACAACAGGGATATTACCGGCAATATCAGCGACCGTCTGATGAGCATGACCCTGACGGATAACCGGGGCTTTGAGGCTGACCAGCTTGATATTGAACTGAACGATGCCGACGGGCAGGTCGGGCTGCCGGTTCGTGGCGCTGTTCTGACGGTGTATATCGGCTGGAAAGGTTTTGCCCTGGTATGCAAAGGGAAATTTACCGTTGATGAGGTTGAACACCGGGGCGCGCCGGATGTGGTCACCATCCGCGCCCGGAGTGCAGATTTTCGCGGGACGCTCAATTCCCGCCGGGAAGGCTCCTGGCATGACACCACGCTCGGTGCGATTGTTGAGGCAATAGCCTCCCGTAACAGGCTGGAAGCCAGTGTCGCGCCGTCACTGGCCGGAATTAAAATCCCGCACATCGACCAGTCGCAGGAGTCTGATGCGAAATTCCTGACCCGTCTTGCAGAACGCAACGGCGGTGAGGTGTCGGTAAAAATGGGAAAACTGTTATTTCTCAAAGCGGGGCAGGGGGTGACGGCCAGCGGTAAAAAAATCCCGCAGGTCACCATAACCCGCAGCGACGGCGACCGCCATCATTTTGCGATTGCTGACCGTGGAGCCTATACCGGCGTAACGGCAAAGTGGTTACACACCAAAGACCCGAAGCCGCAAAAGCAGAAGGTAAAACTGAAACGCAAAAAGAAAGAGAAACACCTGCGCGCACTGGAGCACCCGAAAGCGAAACCAGTCACGCAGAAGAAAGCGCCAAAAGTACCGGAAGCGCGCGAAGGTGAATACATGGCCGGTGAGGCTGACAATGTTTTTGCCCTGACCACGGTATATGCCACGAAAGCGCAGGCCATGCGCGCCGCTCAGGCGAAGTGGGACAAACTGCAACGGGGCGTCGCGGAGTTCTCCATCAGTCTGGCTACCGGTCGGGCAGATATTTACACGGAAACGCCGGTCAGAGTGTCAGGCTTTAAGCGCGTCATAGACGAGCAGGACTGGACAATCACTAAGGTGACACACTTTCTGAATAATAGCGGCTTCACGACGTCCTTGGAGCTTGAGGTCAGGCTTTCTGATGTGGAGTACGAAACAGAAGGTGATGAGTAATGTTTTGTTTTATCTGTTTGTTTTGTAAGGATAAATTAACTAAAATGGCACCATCAACAAAACCGGAAGAGGTGCTCGCGATGTTTCATTGTCCTTTATGCCAGCATGCCGCACATGCGCGTACAAGCCGCTATATCACTGACACGACAAAAGAGCGTTATCACCAGTGTCAGAACGTGAATTGCAGCGCCACGTTCATCACTTATGAGTCGGTACAGCGATACATCGTGAAGCCGGGAGAAGTCCACTCCGTAAGGCCGCACCCGTTGCCGTCAGGGCAGCAAATTATGTGGATGTAA